TTGCAGGCTTTCTTCCATCGGCGCGCGCAACACGCGTTCTGCTGCCAGCCGGTCAAGCTTGCGAAACAGGCGATCTACCGTGTTCTGGTTAATCTGCAATCCGTAGGTGATCATGCCGGTTCCACCACTGCCGCCACACGGCAACGACAACCAGGGTGCGCGGGCGGAACCTCAAACCGCCTGCGCAGTTTCGCCTGCTGCTCTACCGACAGCGCATCGAAGAATGCACCCTCCAGTGCTACAGTTTGGCCGTGCAGCGCGCCACAGACCGGGCAAACCAGTTCATCATTGCTGGTTTTCCACTTGAGCGCCTTAGTCACGCCCGATTCCCTGTAGCCGGTACGCGACCCCTCCGCGGCACTGCGCGTCGTCTCTGTCATGGCAATCAGCCGCGCCCGCTTCTCGCCAAAAGTCGGCTCCAGGTCGGCAGTCAGGGCCGAAAGCGGCTCACCGTTCGCGTACCATCGCTGCACCGACTGTCGCACTGCCTGCTTGGTCGTATCGTCTATGTTTCTCACCAGTTCGCCGCTGTACTGCGCGGCCCATTCCCGAGCGCGGGTGTTGACGAGCGTGTAATCGAACGAAACGCCGATGCGCCCCAACTGGTCCAAGGCAACGTTGACGCCAGCATCCGCGCCGTTCTGCACGATGCGGCTCACCGCGTCGGGGATGACTGGCGTTTGGAGCAGACGGGCATTGACGTATTCCATCAGTTCGTCAAGCTCCATGTCCTCGGCATTGGGCGGTAGCAGGTTGCGCCACTGCTCGCGGAAGGCGCGCAGCAAGGCCGTTTCGCCGCGTCGTTCCAGTTCGCGATAGATGCGTTCTTCCGCGTCGTCCTCGTCGGGATCAAGCTGGAGCACAAGCGCCTTGAGCGCCGTCCAGTGCTCACGGGTACTCTCCGTAAAAAAATCGTGCGCCGTGGCTGCCTCCCAGCCGGCGATTTGCAGCACGTCATCCTCTGACAGATGGACGCGCTTGAACTTGAGCGGGTCGGGGTTCTTGCGGTTGCGCAGCCAGCGTTTGAGGGCCTTTACTTCCGCTTGCCGCCCCTCTTGCCCTTGCACTTCGCCCTGGTCATCACTGCCGGACTCCTCTGCGTCATTCTCCATTTGGCCCATGCCGCGGCCCCTCATCTCACCGCGCCGCGCGCCCATCTCGCCCTGCTGCATCTGCTGCATGGCCTGCTGCTTTTCTTCGGCGTCGGGGTCGGCAGGCGTCAAGCCCTTGCCCACCTCCGCAACCAGCAGATTGCCGCGGTCATCCCCGATGGGCTTGCTCTGGTAATACTTGGCGCGCACCTCGTCTACCGTGTGCGTCTGCCCGTAAGTGCCGATTTCTGCCAGTTCAAGCTGCTTGTCGGTGATGCGAATGTCGGCAAACTCGCCCACCAGTCCCGCCCCGTAGTAGGGCAGCAGGTCGGATGTAATCTTCTCCGCGATACGCACCAGGTGCGGCCACACGCCGTATTCGATAAAGGTGCGCTTGCCGCTCACGCTGTTGGCTTCGGTTGCGTTGACCGACAGCACAGAGGAAAGGCCCGGCGCGTAGAGCGAAAAGATTTCTTCCTTGGTGAAGGTGCGCCCGTCCAAGAACTGCATATCGCCCTGACTCAAAGCCGTTGCCATGTACTGCACGCCACCCTTACCGGCATTGCGCAGCATCATTAGCTCGCGGTTCGTGCCGCCGTAGCGGGCGCGGATGTCGGCCTTCATCTTGTCCCACTCCGCATCCTGGATGGGGTCGGAGAAGGCCAGGATGCCGGGGACCTTGGCGTTGTTCTTGTCGAAAAAGTTGGTATTCCATCGCTGCATCGCCAGATCGCCCTGCGCGACAACCGCCAGCGATTCGAGCGGGGAGAGTCCGACAAACTGATTCAGCGGATGCCAACGCTTGAAGTGCACCACCTGGTCAAGCTCGATAGGGAACTTGTCGCCCCAATCGGTTTCGTAGAGGTAGCCGCGCAGGTACATGCGCCCGTCAGGAATGGGCGTCATGCGCGGTGTGGGGATGGGCCAGATTTCGTCGGGCGGCGCTTGCGGGGCGGGCTTGTTCAACCACCAAAACGCGTGCCCCGTGACGTTGTAGTAGCCGAGCGTCGATTCCAGCAGTTCGGCGCGGCTGTGCAGCGGGTTGGGCCGGCGTAGGAGCAATTCAAACGGATGGTTGGGGATGCCTTCGCTTTCCTCGCCGGCCAGCCGCAGCACGTTAAAAGCCGTGGTCGCGGCCACGCTTGCCACGGCAGAGACGGCAATCTGCACCCAGGAAAGCTTCTGGTAAAGCTCCAGTTGGGCGTCAGGCAGCGCGCGGTCGGGGACGCTGAAGGCGTCCTCTGCTGCCGACGCGCGCAGAAAGGCCGGCGGGGCGGTGACGGGCTGCGTCTTGGTCGTCCGCGGCGTCAAGGCATAGTAGTCAATCGGTTGGTATCCGAACCGCCGCGCAACGGCGTCAAACAAACCCATGCCCCGCCCCGAAAACGCGCCCCAAATAAAAAGTCGCTACAACCAGTGTAGCGACTCTAGAACACGTTTTCTATTCCTGAAATCAGGAATCTTTTATAGGTCGGGGACTATTCCGGCGGCTCCTTTTTGCGCCCCATGCGAACAAAGATGGCGATGAGCACGATCAGAATCAGCCAGGGCGCGGATTGCATAATCAGCCATTCAATCGGACCGACTGCGATAGGCATAGCTATTCCTTTCTCAGTTCAATGGATGCTTTGATTGCCAACTGCATTGTAGTCCCTGTGCCCGTCTTGCGCCTAGCCGCCGCCGCGTGTTTGCAAACGGTGTCGTACTCAATGCACAAAGCGCGGGCGATGTCGCCATGCCGCATCCCCTGGGCCAGCAGCCGCACTACCTCCTGTTCGCGCTGGGTCAGATTGTCCATGATCGACATGTTCCCCGCCTAAGCGAAGTCCACCAGGGCCGTCATGTGGTGCTGAGCCTGCCAGAGCATGAGCGCGCGAGCAATCACCGTATCGTCATGCATTCCCACGGGCGCGCCGTAACTACTGCGGCCCGTCACCGGCGACACCGTGCGCTCATACGCCTCTAGCTCGGCGGTCCACACCGGATCGGACTGAAAGCGCCACTCGCCGCGCTCAAATGCCAGCGCCATGTTTTCAATCAGCGGCGGTTTGGTGCTCGCAGTCGTTTGGAAGCCCACAACGGGCAAGCCCTGCCGCTGGAGCATCTCGAACACCGGCACGCCGATGCTGTTGAGTTCGGTCAGAATCGCCGCGGGCTGCCATTTCTCGCACAGGGCGCGCAATCGCTGCACTTGCACATGATAGTCAATTTGATTGAATCGATCCCGCGCGAGCTCGACGCGACAGGTGGCGCAACCTACGGCAAACGCGCTGTAGTCAGCCTCGCGCGCCCAGTCACAACCCGCGACAATGATGTGCCCTGCGTGGTTGCCCACCTCCGGCGCGTCCGGCGCATCCATGCACGCCGCGACATTGCGAAACACGCCGCCGCCATCCTCCAAGAACTCTGCAAGTATCTCCTGCCTGTACACCCGTTCGGGTAGTTGTTCTTTGGTGGCGTCCAGTTCCGCCTTAGCCACAAACGGGTTGTCGTAGCTGGTGAAGTGGAACGACTTCCACGCCGCGTCATAGTTGGCGCGCTGGTGGATGTTCCAGAACCAATTGCGGCCCTTCGGTGTGCTGATGAACAGCGCGCCGCCTTGCTTGTCGGCCAGCGCGGGGCGTAGCACTTCGGTCCATGTCTCCGGCTTCAAAAATGCACATTCGTCCAACACCACGAAGTCAAGCCCCTCGCCGCGCAGGCTGTCGGGATTGTCTGCCGACTTGATTTGCACTGTTCCGCCCGTTGGCAGCGTGATCATGCGCTCACTCTCGCGGATGGTGACGCCTGGAACCTGCGCGGCTAACTGGCGCATCATACGCCACCCGATTTGCGCAATGCCGAACGTTGGCGCAACCCACCAGGCGCGCCCGCGCTGCGCTGCCACGGCAAAGCACATGAGCGCGCCGAGCTTGGTCTTGCCAAACCTGCGGCCTGCACTCACCGCCTTGAATCGGTGCGGGTCGTCAAAGATGGCGCGCTGGCCGCGATGCAGGCGGGGGAGTTCAAGCGTCACTTCACGCGCCCGCGCCATCGTCGCCCTCCGCGCCGTCGCCCCACGTGAGCCGGAACACCACCGGCCCGCCGCCCTCGCCGGTGAGTTCATTCTGCGTGCGCTCGACGTAGCCCTCATCTTTGCCCAACGTCTTGAGCGTCAACGCTACTGCCCAGCCCTCGCCCGCAACAATGGCGCGGCGTAAGCTCATCTCGGCAAGGTCCACCAATTCTGTCCGCTTTGCCTTCAGCGCCACTTTGACGGTCGGGTATTTGTTGGCATAGTTGCGCACCGTTTCCGCGCTGCACCCAAGCAACTGCCCCGCGCCAACGCAGGTGTAGCCCTTCTCTAGCGCGTCAATTACCTCCTGTGCGGTGTAGCGTTCGGTGCGTGCCATAAGTGCAATTTATCCAAGTAGGACGGGCAAAACGCCGGTATGGTCGTGGAACCTTTGCAAAGCCACGGCGACATAGGCGGGCGAGATTTCGACAGCGCGGCAACGGCGGGAAAGGTTCTCGCAGGCGATGATGGTGGTTCCGGAGCCGGAGAAGGGTTCGTAGACG